AATTGCTGGCAAAATATCTGGTACGATGAAGATCTTTAAAAATTATATCCATAAATTTATCTTCCAATTTTAGAAAACTTACTCTCTGAAATAACCTTTGTAAACCCAATTCTAGAACTAATAATATTCCAGTTGATAATCTTCCACTGGTTACGCAAATAGCCTTTTTTGTCTGCTTGATAGTCTAATGCCCACGCATGTTCCCACCAGTCAACTATTAAAACAATATCCATCTTAATTTCGTGGTTCTTGATAGTTTTAATTTTACCATCTCGAGCTAGGTATACCCAGCCACTGCCTTGTATTTTCATTGCTTCTTTTTCAAAATCAGCTATAAATTTGTCAAATGTTTTAAAATGTCTAGTTATAAACTCGCCAGCAGAACCGTCCGGATCATTATTTCTTGCAGGTTCTTGATATTGAGTAAACAATAAATCGTGTAAAAACGCACCTGCTTCATTAAAATCAGCATCGCCTTCGCCGTTATTAAACCGATCAACATATCCTTTGTATAATTTTCCATAATGGTAGTTGATAGTATCCTCACTGATACTAGGTTCTAACGCATCGCGTTTGTAAGGCAATTTAGTTTGTTCTAAAGTTTTAGGAGTTTTTCCTTCATTTAGGCTAACATAACGAATAAAATTATACATAGTGTAATATTTAGCGATATAAATAACATGGAGGATAATATACCATGTTAAAATTTATCAAAAGTTTCTTTAAAAAGCAAGAAGCACCTGTTGCTGAATACAAAGTAGAAGCACCAGCACCAGTTGTTGACGTTGCACCAGTTCCAGCCGGCACACCGCTAGTAAACGATGCTGGTGTAGTTGTTGCTATTGCTGATGGAAAACCTGCTAAAGGCCCTAAAGTTAAGAAAGAGCCTGCGGCTAAGAAAGCACCAGCTGTTAAAAAGCCACGTGCTCCTCGCAAGCCTAAAGCAGAGTAAGAGCTTTAGCCTGCTTGTAAAGAGCAAAGCTGGCTAGATTCTTGCCCTTGCTTTCGCACATGATATCGTGCGTACCTAAAAAGCTCAAAGCCCATTCATTCGTTGCTGTGTTCCAGTAAAAGTCTGAATGTGCTCTGAGCTTTTGCTTTTTGTAGCCTTCTAGAATAAGCTGGGCATGAACAGGTGCGGTAGACTGGTCGTGGTCGATAAGATAATCCTCACGACTAACTGAATAGTGACAAGTAGGCCGCATACCACGCCAGCTATCAACAACCCTCTTAACACGGTCATCGTTGGCGTTAATGTACTCTCCTTCACGAATCCAATGGTGATGTATATCAAGCACGATAGGCACCAAATCAGTAATAGTAAGACAGTCATTTAACCCCCATGAGTTTTCTTCGTTCTCAATTGTAATACAGTTGCGGGCCTCGGGTGTGAGTAACTTGTAGGCACGTCTAATACCTTCGGGACCTTGTTTACCCGAGATGTGTACGTTGATTTTGAAATCCTGGAAGGATTTACCGTAGCCCATGTAACGTGCCATATCTGCATGATATTCAAACTCGGCTATCGAACGCTCGACAATGCCTGGGTTATCACTTGCCAAAACTGTAAATTGGCCAGGATGCATAGACAAGCGAATATTGCTATTGCGAGCAATGTCGCCCACTCTCGCAAAGTGCTTTTCGCAGTATGATACAACGTCAGGTTTACGCCAATAATCAGCAAAGTCAGCGTGAGTATAAGCAGGCAGGATGTCAGAGCTAATCCTAACCATCCTAAGAGGAGCATCAAGGGTGCTGACACGTTCAACTAGTTTCCTTGTTGCTTCGATATTGCCTACCATTAGGTCCCATAACTTTTGCTCCGCGACATCTCTTGACTGTCTATTTAACCAAGAAATAGTTGTTGTGCCTGTGTTGTATTGTTTGGCATCGTCATCTTTGCCAATACCGTTGACCTGATGAAGGTGGTCAATCCATTTACATGCGAAGCCTATACGTTTCATGTGTGCCTTTACCAGTGACGAATCACGCCTAAGATTATAAAAATGTTTGTAAGTACATATGATAACACAATTAAGGTACGAATGCAAGCAATTCGGTCCGATTCCTTGTCCGTATTGCCTGCTTTTTCACCTAATGCTTTGGCCCAAATGCGCCAAATGTACTTAACCCTCGTACGTAGCCGAATTAGCACCGTGTTCAAATACTTCAACTGATTTAACTCTTACTGTTGGGTTAATCGGATAACGTTGATTGCCGTTTACTAACAAGTCTGCCATTTTTTCATAGCACATTTTGGCAAACATTTCACAGCCAACTCCGGGTACAATGCGTAGATCGCAAAGTGATCCTCTTTGGTACGGCTCAAAATTGTCTCTATTAACTTGCATTTCATTTGGACCTGCTTCAGGCAAAGTCCAATTAGTATCGATTAAAGCCATCTGTTTGAAAAATTCCAACTGTGGATCGTCTTCGGCAATAACCAAAGTGTGATCAAACATATAGTCTGCCCAGGCTTTAAATGCTTTGAGACCGCCAAAGTCCATACACCAGTTTTTGTCATCCAGTGTATCACATTCAAAGATTAGTTTGATACCGATTGAGTATCCGTGAAGTGTTGAACAGTGGCTATGTGTGGCACGCCATTGTCTAAAACAGCATGATAAGCCTCGGTCATTGCCGTATGTTTTTGTTGAGTAAAATTTTGCCATTGTTATGTCTCCTGTTAACAATGACACGCAGAGTATTTTGAGTGGGATGAGCGTCTGAGTCCACTATTTTAATTATGTATTATACTATATTTAGAATTTATTTCCAACCCCAGTGATAGCCATTTTCACTATTATTGAGTAATTTTCTTAATGTTGATAGATGCATTTTTAATACTTTTCCTGCTTCTTTGACATTAGTAAATTGTCCATACGGAGTTGTAATCTTCTTTGCTCTTGGATTGTTTCCGCCTGCTTTTTGTTCTTTGTATAACTGGATGGTTTCTTGGCTATGTTTTCTACCATAAAAATTGTTTAATTCTTCAGTCTGTCCGTACAGAGGATTTTTCGATCCTATCATACCTTGCCAGCCTTTTGGGTTTCCATCTTTACCGTTTTCATATTTTAAATTTGCCCAGTCGGCAGATTCTACTATATTATTTTCTTTGGAAAAATTTAAAGCAAAAATCTCACATTCTTCTATATTAGAAAATTCCCATACTTGGAGTGTGGCAATATTTTTGCCATATGTTTTTAAATGTCGCTTCCAGTATTTGCCAGAGCCACTATAGATATACGGATCTTTTCTTTCAGTTTTTCCAAAATATTTTAATCCAGTTATAGTATGTTGTTTTATGTAAAGATAAATCATTGTTGCTCCTTACATATATTTAGCACACGATGCGGGATGAGCGTCTAAGGCCGCATAATATAATTATACGCTTTTATAGCGTAAGGTCAAGTTTATTGATTAGCTATTTGTCCGAATCCCAACCATGTTCCAGGACTACCAGTTGTAACACATACCCAACCTACATAGTTGTGTGCTTGCGGTTTAGTATTCCAGCAGATATCTCCAACTGAATAATTTCCTGAAGTTGGATAGCTGTCTGCATTGGTAAATTTTTTATTACCAATACTAACATCACCTGCTACACTAAAACTTAAATTTGGATCTGGATTTTGAATGTTTACACTTAAATTACCAAATACTTTAACTGGTTTAGATTGTAAACTGATATCACCAATATTAATCTGTTTATTATCCCCGTAGAACAATTCGGCAGAACCAGCATTAACTGTATATTCATTTTGTGTTGTTATTGTTGATCCTTGTATACTAATACCTGAAACATTTATATTGGCAGCTGTCAGACTGTTAAAATTGGCTTGTCCGTCAACTGTTAGACTTTGTAAAGTTCCTAACTGTGTTAGATATGAACTAGTTACACTCGAACCTAGTTGTGTTAGACTAAGAACTGTTTGCCCTTCGATGGAGTAAGTTTTGTCTGCTGCTAAATCTATTGTTTCGCTACTAGAAAACTTTGTGGGATTTGGTGTCAGTATAAATTGATGGATAGACGATGAGCTACTCCATAATAAACCTAATCCAAATAATCCTGTATCTTTAGTAGCAGAAAATTGCAATGGGTGTGTTCTATCAACTCTATTATCAGTTACTACACTGGTTGCTGTAAGAGTTCCATTTATATTCAAATCTCCGTTGATATCAACTTCACCACTATTTTTAATTAATATACGAGTTTGTTTATCTGTAACAAGAGCTAGATCGTGATTACTATTAGTTCCAAACTCAGCAAGATCATAATCTGGACTACCCAACACAATGTTTACATTGTTATCTATAATGTTAATTGCAGCTATAGGCTCATTTGTTCCCAAACCTAAACGATTAAATGTACTATTGAAATAGGCAAAATCTCCTATTTCTACATCACCCGATACATTTAATGAAACTAAAGTGCCCACACGGCTTAGACTACTA